GAGAAGATGAGAAATGGAAATCATTAAAACCATAACTCTCATATTATATATGGGCGGTGATGTAACTGAACACACCGCCTTTGAAAAGATATCTAAATGCTTAAAAGCTAAAAGAACCATAGAAAGAAATTTGTATAAGAAGAGTCAAGCGGTTCGATACGCATGTGAAAACAAGATCGTAGAAGTATCTAAAAATGGGGACGGTTCTAGTTATATAGTCCGTATAGTGGAATGAAAGAATGGATAATGGTAATTAGCATGTGGGGCAATGATGGGAGCGCTGATCATTATATAGGTCAACTCGCATTACAGGAGCCTATGACCGAAAGACAATGCGAATATATGTTAAAAGATGGAAGATGGGCCGCTAGTTACAAAAACGATTTTTACTCTATGAAGGTACATTGCTACCCAAAAGAATGTGCAGGAAAAGACAAGTGTGATTAAATTTTTGCTGGTTGTTTACATGGGAAGCAAAGTAATTAGCCAGATACAAACTTTTGAAGACTTAGATAAGTGTTTATATTTTGCAGAAAGATTATCGGGTCAAAAGCCTATAGTTATAGAAGGGAGATCAACAAAGATTACGGCTCTGTGTAAACCAGTGCCTAAGTAAGGAAATAAAATGATAGCAGAAACCTTAGCAGGAATTTCTTTGTTTAAAGCCGCTGTTGATGGGATCAAAGGAACCATAGGCACAGCCAAAGATGTTGGCGAAATAGCCGGATTTCTTGATAAGCTGTTTGAGGGCGAGAGCCAAGTACAGCAACAAAGAAACAAAAGGTCTGGCGTTGGCGGTTTAGGCGATCAGTTTGGGGTGACAAATGTCGCCAGAGAGGTCATAGATGCAAAGCTAGCTAAGGAGCAAATGCAAGAGATAGCCGCTATGGTGGATATGCGCTTCGGTCACGGGACTTGGGCCAGCATAGTAGCTGAGAGAGCTAAACGCATACAGGAAGCCAAACAGGCGGAAATTGAAAGACGGAAACAGGAAGCAATAAAGTATGCACAAATGCAGGAAACTATAGTTCATGGTATCGTGGCATTATTAGCGGCTGTGGCAATAGCGCTTGGTATTGCATCTATGATATACTTCGCATCAGGGAGTTAAGTTATGCCTTTGAAAAAATCGCAAAAAAGTTTGAAGTCTTGGACTAAACAGAAATGGAGAACAAAGAGTGGCAAGCCCTCCACGCAGGGACCGAAAGCAACCGGAGAGAGGTATTTACCGTCATCAGCTATTAAAGCCCTCTCACCTGCGGAATATGCGGCCACCACGCGTGCTAAAAGAAAAGGAACTAAGGCTGGTAAGCAGTTCGTCAAGCAGCCTAAAAATATACGAGCGAAAGTAAAGCCGCATAGAAAGGTCAAGTAATGGCTGTAATAACACCTGATTTACCTGAGATATTTGAAGAGGCGTTTGAACGCGCTGGCCTTCAGATGCAAACAGGGTACGACCTAAAGACTGCGCGGCGTAGTTTAAACCTATTAACATTGGAATGGCAAAATCGTGGACTTAACCTCTGGACTATCGACTCTGGCACACAAGCTCTCACAGCAGGCACAGCGACTTATCAAATGCCTGCGGACACTATTGACCTCATTGAACACCAAGTTCGTACAGGCTCTGGGACAGAGCAAGTTGATACTAGCTTGGAGCGTATCAGCGTCTCAAGCTATGCTCAGCAAAGTTCTAAAAATCTGCAAGGACGGCCTTCTCAAATTTTTGTTGATCGTCAAGCAACGGCTGTCAATGTTACTTTGTGGCCTGTGCCGGATTCTAGCTCGTATACTTTATCGTATTTCCGCTTACGCGGAATCAATGGCATCTCGTCTGGAATAGGAACGACTGCCGATGTGCCGCCAAGGTTCGTGCCTTGTCTTGCGGCTGGCATGGCTTACTACATAGCCATGAAGAAACCCGAAGTGGCGGCGCGTGTGGCTCCGCTTAAACAAGAGTATGAGTTCCAGTTTGAACTGGCTGCGGGTGAAGACACCGACTCATCTTCAATGAAGTTCGTGCCATACGACACGTTTTACCTAGGAGGGTAATATGCCTATTGCGATTAAAAAACTTGGACAAAAAGGTGGGCCAAAGGGTCAGGATAAAGTTATGCCTCTTCCAAAGAAGAAGCCTCGTCACGCAAGCCCAAAGCACCGTATGAATACAGAAAAGACAAAGCCTTTGGGTCAAGCCGGAGGTGGCAAACTTAAAATGGTAGAGAAGGGTGGGAAGAAAGTCCCATTCTTTGCCGCAGATGGAGTAGGTAAAATGATGGGCGGTGGAATGATGAAAAAGAACATGTCGTATTCCAAAGGTGGGCCTGTAACAGTTAAATCAGGAGACACCTTGTCTCAGATAGCTAAGTCAAAGGGGCTTACCCTTGCCTCCTTAATGGCTGCTAATCCCGGTATTAAAAACGCTAATCAAATTCGTGTTGGGCAGAAAATTAAGATGCCAACAGGTGGCGCGAAATCAAGAGCGCAGGGTATAGCAAAAAAGAAGGGTGTGTACGGCGATACTAGCAAGCCAGTAATGAGTGCGTTGGCTCGCGACACTGCGGCAAGAAAAGCAGCAAAAGCTGGAAAGCCAGCCTCTAAAGCAAAAACCGTTAACAACCCAAAGATTGCAAGAAAAATAGCTACGACAGCAACCAAATTAAGTAATCTAGGGCAAGTGAATAAAAACCGAAGGGCGGATGATGCTGCTGCAAAGGCAAAAAGGCCAGATACTGATCGTAGACCCACTCCTGTTAGCCCAAACAAAGCATCTTCTTTGAAGGGCGTATCAAGCGCAGCAAATAAACGACTTGATGCTATTCGTAATAGGGCAAGAAGTCGTGCCGATAGACGAATGGGCGGTGGCTCCATGAAAAAAGTACAGGGGTACAAATCTGGTGGGGTTGTTCGTGGCGCTGGCGCTGCAACAAGAGGAAAAGGCTTCAATAGGGCTGGATAATGAGTTTTGCTAAGGGCAAATATGCGTTTGGATACTGCGATAAAACTGGTTTTAGATATGACCTAAAAGACCTCGTTGATGAGGTTAATAACGGCACTAAGACTGGTTTTAGAGTGGGGAAGGATGTGGTTGATCCGGATCATCCGCAGAACTTTCTAGGCCGTATTCGTATATTTGACCCTCAGTCTTTGCTTAACCCAAGGCCAGAAAGGTTTACAGAGCCTGTAACGATAACATTCCCAACCTTTGATGTAGCAACATTGACTAGAATAAATGTGGGGTTTGGTGTTGGCAGAGCGGGTCAACTTGTAACAAACGGGATTGCTGGTTCTGTCGTTAATGTGTCTCTTACCGGGGTTTCTGGAACAGGCGCTGTAGGCTCTTTGACAACATCCGCCGTGACAAACTATACGGTCACAGTTGCATCTGGAACAAACTCATACGGGACTGGAAACAAATACTATGTTGCTGGCCTTTCAGGGGCTTCCCCAACTCTTACACTAAACGAAGGCTCTACATATAAGTTTGATCAGTCTGACGGCAGTAATTCAGGTCATCCATTTAGGTTTTCCACCACAGCAAATGGCACTCATGGTGGAGGCTCGCAATACACAACTGGCGTGACGACAAATGGAACTCCGGGGTCTTCTGGGGCTTATACACAGATCACAGTGGCAAGCGGAGCGCCTACATTGTATTATTACTGCACAAATCACAGTGGGATGGGTGGTCAGGCCAACACCCCGTAGGAGTATAAAATGGCAATATCGACAGCGATGTGTACAAGTTTCAAGAAAGAACTGCTTGAAGGGGTACATGACTTTACAACTGATACATTTAAGATTGCACTGTATAGCAGTAGCGCATCATTAGGAGCCGCTACAACAGCCTACAGCACCTCTAATGAGGTATCAGGGACTGGATACTCTGCGGGCGGAGCAACGCTCAGCGTGGTGGCCCCAAGCACAGATGGTACTACAGGATTGGTTGATTTTGGCGATCCATCTTGGTCAAACTCTACATTCTCAACGAGTGGCGCTCTAATATATAATTCCAGCAAATCTAACAAGGCTGTTGCTGTTTACTCATTTGGTTCTAATCAAAGTGTAACCTCAGCAACTTTTAATATAACGATGCCAGCAGCGGCAGCGGGAACTGCGATAGTCAGGATTAACTAATGTCTTATACTTATGCCGAGCTAAAGCAAGCTATAAAAGACTTTACAGAGAATGATGAAACAGGGTTTGTAACTAACCTACCTGTTTTTATTCGTGCGGCAGAAGACAGAATACTAGTTAATGTTGATTTAGAGAACTTTCGTAAGAACGCCACTTCAACACTTACTCAGAACAACGAGTATCTATCAACTCCCTCTGATTTCTTAGCCCCTTTTTCTTTGTTTATTAGCACTGCTGGCAAAGAGGGTTTTCTTCTTGAGAAAGATGTAAACTTTATGAGAGAGGCGTATCCAGACAGAACTACAACAGGAACGCCCAAATACTACGGTTTCTTTGACGCGACTGCGACAGCCGCAGCAGGTCAGGTTCAGGCAAACTTCATACTGAGTCCAACACCGGATCAAGCATATAGTGTGGAGCTTCATTATTACTACCGTCCAGCAAGCCTGACCGCTGGCGCAGACAACGAATATACATGGCTTAGCAAAAACGCTACAAATGCCCTTCTTTACGGTTCTCTAATAGAGGCGTATATTTACATGAAAGGTGAGCAGGATGTTATATCCATGTATGATGGGCGCTTCCAAGAAAGCCTATCAAGGTTAAAAGACCTCGCGGAAGCAAGAGAAAACGATGACGCATACAGGCAGGGTCTACCCACTAGGCCCCGTACATAAGGAGTAGAAGATGGCAACATCAAATGCGGCAACCACATACTTGGAAAGGCGAGTTCTTGACTTTTTGTTCAAGAATAATTCCCTTTCCTTTGCCACGCCGGGCAACAGCATATATGTAGGTTTGGCTACCGCAGTAACCAGTGCTGAAAATAGTGCATTTACGGAAGTAAATATTGTATCTCAAGACGCCAACTATACAAGGCAACAGGTAACGGCTGCTAACTGGAAACAGTCAAACACCACACTTGCTGTTAATGCTGGAGCTTCTGATACAGAGATCATCTTGACAGACGCTGAGGCCTTACCATCAGCGGGCGATATTGTTATCGGACAAGAGATACTCACCTACACAGGCAAGGACGGGACAGCTACTGCTGATGCAAATGGAGCCGTTACCAGTTCGACTAACGTAGCTGTTGATGGAAACAGCGGAACACTCACGGTTGGCATGGTTGTAACCGGAACAGGAATAACCGGAACAGTTCGTATTGCTACCGTGACTAACCAGAACAACATTGTACTATCATCAGCAGTCACAGTTGCAGACAACACCGCATTATCATTCACAGGTGTCAATACATTGACAGGAGTAACTAGAGGTCAAGACGGAACTTCTGCTGCTTCTCACACTGCTGGAGCCACAGTCATCTGTGATTCTCAGAGAGTGATTAATGATGACAACATTGAGTTCTCTCCATCAAGTGGAGTGGCTACCTATACAGTCACCCATGCGTTTGTCGCAGATAACAACTTTGCAAGAGCAACCGTAAACGGCGCTGTGTCAAGTTCTGCAAACGTGGCGCTAGATGGGAACAGTGGAACTATAGCTGTTGGTGATGTGGTTACTGGAACTGGGATAAGCGGTCTTGTAACGGTACAAACTGTCACAAACCAAAATGCAATAGTTCTTAGTTCCGCTCAAAGCATTTCTGATAATGTCGTGCTAAAGTTTGATGGCAGCAACACATTGTTCCTAGGCGCTCTTGATGCATCCAAGGCGCTCGCTGTTGGCGATATATTCAGAATTAATGCAGGCAACCTAAGCATTGAGTTGAAGTAATGGCTCTTGTCATCAAAGATCGTGTCAAGGAAACCTCAACCACCACTGGCACTGGCACTTATACCTTAGCTGGTGCGATAAGTGGGTTTGAGGCGTTTTCTGAAATAGGGAACGGCAACACCACTTATTATGGTTGTTCTGACGGCACGGACTTTGAGGTTGGCATTGGAACATATACCTTGTCTGGTACAACACTTACTAGGACTACGATCCTAGAAAGCAGTAGCACAAAGATTACAGCACTCGTAAACGGCGCTGTGAGCGCCTCTACAGCCGTTACAGTTGATAATGTCTCTGGAGGTACTCTAACTGTGGGACAGCGCGTCAAAGGGACAGGAATCTCCGGCGTTGTGACTATTGCTACAGTGAATAGCCAGACAAGTATTGTTTTAAGTACAGCAGTCACTTTGGCAGATAATGTGTCGCTTACAATTGGTGACGAGAAGATAAGCTGGTCGTCTGGTACTAGAACAATATTTTGTACGTTGCCAGCAGAAAAGATGATATTTAACGATGCAACTGGCAATGCGGTAAATTTCTCGGAAACAGACCCAAATGCGCTGGCATTTGCGATAGCATTAGGATAGGAAAATGGCAAACGCATTTAAGACATTCACGGCGCAAAATATTGACACCTCTTCAACGGGCAAAACGACCTTGTACACTTGTCCTAATTCGCCCACCACAGAAACTACAATCATTGGTCTTAACAT